AGAAAAAAGTCAGTTTACAAAATACAAGAAGGAAAACATGAAATATAATAGAGAAGAAGTAGAAAACAGTAAGAGAATATTTAAGAGTGCTACTCCTAAGCAAGACCTGTCATGGTATGTAAAATGGACAGCTAGTTCTTTTCTGATTGCAGCATTTGCAGTTAGGTCAGGACAAATGTATCCTTTTGTTGACCTATGTTTATCCCTAGTGGGAGTATCAGGTTGGCTATGGGTAGGACTTCTATGGAAAGATAGAGCATTAATAATATTAAATGCAATTGCAGTATTTATATTATTATCTGGATTTATTAGACACTTTCACCCTCTGCTAATAGCATGAGTCTAGGAGTCTACAACCAGACTTATTTTAATAACCACCCAGAAGAAAAAGAGGTGGACGGGATTCTTTATGGAATTGTATTGGTAAATCAAGTATCATGGGAACGAGAAACTATAAAAGTAGGCATCGCAAAAGGAAGAACATTCAAAGACGCAGTGCGAAGAGGGCGTGGCTTTACAAACTACGAAATCAGAATACAAAGACTGTGGCAAGGGAGTCTGTACGATTGTTGGAGATTCGAACAGAAACTTCACAAGAAGTATCAGAACGATAGACACAAAACAGAACACAAGTTTGGAGGACATACGGAATGCTTTAGTATGCAATCAAAGATACTAGAAGATTTTCCGAAGAAAAATGAAACATACAGTTAAAGGATTCTATACAAGAGAAGAGTGTATACAAATTAGAGAAAGTGCAAAAGACTTTTCTAAATCACACTCCATTGGAATAGATGGTAAACCAAAGATAGATGGATATAGAAACGCTGAGATAGGCAAAGCTAGTCCACTAAGATTACCTGATATTGCGAAGCATGTATTAGAGTTCAATTCAAAACATTACAATATGATTCTAAGTGGAGACTTACAGACTGCTGTTAACAAATATGGAGAAGGACAATACTTTGATACACATATAGATATCGTATTCAATGATTCAATGCTTGAACAAAAACAAGTTAGAAAACTAAGTTGTGCTATACAATTAAGTGACCCCTCTGAATACGAGGGCGGAGACTTAGTAGTAAGAGATGAAATCATGAGTAAAGATATAGGAGATTTACATATATTTCATGCAGTTACTCCACACAGAGTAAGCCCAATAACGAAAGGAACTAGATATAGTATGAATATATTTTGTTATGGAGATATAACATGGTAATAAAAGGAATAAGCGAAAGATTTCATGATGCAGCAGTTGCTATCATGGAAGATGATACATTACTATTTGCAGCACAATCAGAAAGATTTAGTAGAATAAAAAATGATGGACACCTTTGTAATCAATTAAGAAGTATACCCTGTGATAAGGAATACTTCTATGAAGATTGGAGATTAAAGAATGAAAGACGACAAGCATATGGTCAAAAAGAAATATCTTATTATGAAGATGTAGAGTGCGTATTACATCATGAGAGCCATATGGCAGCAACTTACTATACAGCTCCTTTCGTACCAGATGTCACAGTAATAATAGATGCCATTGGAGAGTACGATACAGCAAGTATATGGGTAAATCATGAAAAAGTTTGGAGTAAACAATATCCATGGTCACTAGGATTATTTTATAGTGCTATAACAAAACGATGTGGATTAAAACCAAACGAAGATGAATATATAACAATGGGTATGGCAGCATTTGGTAAACCTTCTATAGATATGACTGGTATATTAGACGAATATTTACATACAGGTATCCCTTTAAAGAAATGGTTTTGGAATAAACCTGTTGACATCGCTGCAAGTGCACAGATGTTTATAGAGTATGAAATAGAACAGATATTTCTAGAAGCAAGAAAGTATGGAAATAAAGTTGCTTATGGTGGTGGAGTTGCATTGAATTGTGTAGCGAACTCAAAAATAGCACCCCTCTTTGATAAGATGTGGATATTTCCTAATCCAGGCGATGCAGGTAGTGCATTAGGCTGTATACTTGCAAAAACAAAGAAAAGATTAGATTACCCTCATACTTTTTGGGGCTATAACATTGATAGAGAACTAAATCCAAATGAGGTAGTTAAAGAATTAATTGATAATAAAGTTGTAGGAGTTGCAAATGGTAGAGCAGAGTTTGGTCCGAGAGCATTAGGTAATCGTTCTTTATTAGCCGACCCTCGCTATAATGTAAAAGATAAGGTCAACAAAATAAAACGAAGACAAAAGTTTAGACCTTTTGCTCCTGCAATACTAGAGGAAGAATATGAAAAATACTTTGATGGTTATGCAAATGAGTTTATGCAATTTGTATCTGATGCAAAACATGATTACAAATCAGTTATTCACGCAGATGGAACAAGTAGAGTACAGATAGTAAAAGATGATGGAAGTAATCTTAGAAAAATACTAGAATGTTGGTATGAAGTTACAAAATGTCCTATGTTATTAAATACAAGTTTAAATATAAAAGGAGAACCAATAGTAAATACATGGGAAGAAGCCCTAGAATTTCAAACAAAATATAAGGTAAAAGTATTATGATATACTGGAACGGTTGTAGTTTTGTTCAGGGAATGGAAGTTAAAGAAGGAAAGAATCATTTTCCTTATTTAGTTGGAAGTCATTTTAAACAAGACACTTGGAGAAACTCCAAGGTTGGTGGTAGTAATGATAGAATATGGAGAACTACAATGGACGACATGCTAAGAAGTCCTGTACCTTTAGTAGTAATTTTATGGTCAGGTCCAAATAGATTTGAGTTTCTTAATCTTAGTACTAATATTTGGAGAAGTGCTGTATGGGTTTCTCATAGATTTAACAAAGTAACTTTAAAACTATCACCTGATAGTGAAGTGCACTTTCACCCAGACTTATCATTAAAACAATGGCAAGGATTGAATGGTTATGCTAAAGAAGTAAGGAATCCAAAATACAATTTAATAACAACTTTAAATCATATGTTATCAACAAAGTATTTTTTAGAGGCAAAAGGCATACCATATTTATTTTATACTATGTCTAGTGGGCAACTAACAAATATGCTAGACTATCTTGATGAGACAAGATTGGAAGGAGCAAACATAGTATGGGAAGTTCCGCACATGAAAAAAGAAGATTATATAAGAGAACTTCCTTGTTTAAAAGAAGAACCTTTTTATGATATGTGCAAAAAAGCAAAGGTGCCATTTGGACCGAGAGACCATCCACTAGAGGAAGGTCATAAGTTAATGGCAAATAGAATTATAGGAGATATATACAAGTATGAACTGGATAAATTCTTTACTAAATAAAATACATGCAATATGGTTTTATCTAATGAATCGTTGGTCTTACGAAGAAGATACCCACATTTACGAGGATGATTAAAATTTTAATGTCTAATCGTAGGTGGCAATCAAAAAATAGTTCTTGACAGATGCCCAAAAATCGTCTATAATATATTATATATTTAAGAGAGAGGCAAATATTGAGAGAGATTATCCCACCAGTTGTTTGTCCAGCTTGTTCAACCAAGTTGGAATTAGTAAACGACCAGTTATTTTGCAGGAATCCGAATTGTCCTGCCCAATGGGATAAGAAAGTCGAGGCATTTGTATCCACTCTAAAGATAAAGGGCTTCGGCCCCGCAACGATAAACAAACTACAAGTTCAAGATTACAATGAAATTTATGAACTGTCTGTAAGTGAAATACAGGAGAAACTAGGTAGTGAGAAAATGGCAGTAAAACTCTTTGACGAAATAGAAAAGTCTAAGAGTGCGAAGTTGGTCGATTTAATACCAGCTTTCAGCATACCCCTTATTGGTCGGTCGGCTTCTCAAAAATTATGCAATACGATATCTCACATTGATGATATCACCGAGAAAGCTTGTACTGAAGCAGGTATCGGACCAAAAGCGACGGCTAACTTACTGAAATGGTTAGAAACTGAATACTACCCTAGTGATTACAAGACAAAATTACCTTTCAAATGGAATAATAAGATAAGTAAAAAGAAAGAGGTCAATGGAGTTGTTTGTATCAGTGGTAAGCTGAAATCTTACCCAACTAAAGCTCACGCAGAAAAAGTACTAAATTCATATGGATTCGTAGTTAAATCATCGCTGACTAAAGACTGCGGTTATCTAATAAACGAAAGTGGAATTGAATCAGCGAAAACACAAACAGCTCGTGACCGAGGTGTTAAAATTATAAATAATTTAAACAAATTTTTAGGAGAAATTTAAATCATGGCATTACCAAAATGGACAGATGAAAGAACTCAACAATTAGTAGATTTTGTTGGGAACGAAAGCCCAGTTTCTCAAGCAATGGTAGCTGACGCTGCTGATGAACTAGAAACTTCAGTAAGAAGTGTAAGTTCAAAGCTTAGAAAAATGGGTTATGATGTAGAATTAGCATCAGCAAATGCTTCAAAATCATTCTCAGATGAGCAAGAAGCAACTTTAAGCAACTTTGTAACTGATAACTCAGGTGTATACACATACGCAGAGATTGCTTCAAACTTTGAAGGTGGAGCATTTAGTGCAAAATCAATTCAAGGTAAAATCCTTTCTATGCAACTTACAGAGCATGTTAAACCTGCTCCAAAAGTTGAGACTGTAAAAACTTACAGTGAGGACGAAGAAAGCCAGTTTATCTCTATGGTAAACGACGGAGCTTTTATTGAGGACATCGCAGAAGGCTTAGGCAGAAGTGTTAACTCAATCAGAGGTAAAGCATTATCCCTACTTAGAGCAGGAGAAATCAATGCTATACCAAAACAAGAGCATACTAAAGGTTCAAGCAAAGCTGACCCATTAGCAGATGTTGAAATTGACGGAATGACTGTTGAAGAAATTGCTGACGAGATTGGCAAAACAGTTAGAGGCGTTAAAACAATGCTAACAAGAAGAGGCTTACAGTGCGCGGACTATAACGGTGCAGCTAGAAAAGAAATAGGTTAATTACTTATTTACTTCAGCGAGTGGGCTTCTTTAGGTCTACTCGCTTTTTTGTTTTGGGAGAGACAACTTGACTTTAGAATCGGCATTACTTAAGCAAATACTTTTGCACAGTGAATTTGGGACATGGAATAGTCTCAAGGAACACTATTTCCCAGAAGGTGAGTACCGTAAGCTGTGGAAGATAGTGGACAAACATGTTCATAAGTATCATGCATTACCAACTTTTGAAGATTTAAAACTAGAAGTTCGTTCTAGAGAACTTCAGGAGAAGATATATGCAATAGAAACAGTCGAAACTGAAGTTCCAGCAGATATATTGTTGGACTATTTAAAGAATCAATTTACTCAAAATGAAATACTTTCCAAAGTTGAGAACTTCGTAGAACATCAGATTGCGATAGGCGATGCTCGTGAGAACATTGACTTATTACAAGAGATTGTAGTTCAGGTCGAAGACCAAGTCGAAACTTCAGACGATAATGAAAGTATGGATACGATTGAGTTATTTGATAGTGAGGAGGACTTAGCTAAGTTCCTTCCACTTGGTCTGAATCAAGAGTATGATTTAGACTATACTTTCTCTCCCAAAGACTTGGTCGTTATTGGCGGACAACGTGGTGGTGGTAAGTCTTTTACCTGTTGTAATGTAGCAGTAGCTGCTCAACAGAAAGAAAAGTCAGTACTATACTTCACAATAGAAATGGATAGTAGACAAATACTTCAAAGAGTATGTGCTATTGCAACAGGTGTTCCTACCAATCGTATTAAAACTAAAAACCTATCTCCTCTGGAGTGGGATAAAGTTGCGGAATGGTGGGCAGATAGATTTGAAAACGGAGGAGAAGCTTTGACCGAGTACAAAGGTCATCGTGACTTCGATAAGTTCCATTACGAACTTACTCGTAATCCTCTTGCAGACAAACCTCAGGTAGATGTATTCTACGACCCTGCTCTTACAGTTGCTAAAGTTATTAGTACAGTAAGACAGAAACAGGCACAACTCCCAGACCTAGGTATGGTAATTGTAGACTACTTAAACCAAGTTAGACGCCATAACGCCCCAGGTCGCTCAGGTCAATATGATTGGACTGAACAGATAGAAATATCTAAAAGTCTAAAACAACTCGCGCAAGAAACCAATATCATGGTTGTATCTGCGTTCCAAACAAATGAAAAAGGTGAGGCTAGATTCTCGAAAGGTATTCTTGACGCTGTAGATGCAGCTTATAGTTTACAGCATTGGGGAGATGCCGAGCCATGTATCAAGTTGAAATGTGATAAGATGAGAAATGGAAAAGCAGAAACTTTTGTGTCCGAAATGAATTGGGACACATTAAAGATTGGACCTCATACTGCACTTGACCCAGATGAAAGAGCCGAGTTAAAAGAAACAATGACAACAGGGGAAGATACATATGATTTATAGGGGGTGTAGCTCAGCAGGGAGAGCAACTGCCTTGCACGCAGTAGGTCGCTGGTTCGATTCCAGTCACCTCCACCAAGGAGATTAAAATGAGATTATTAGAAAAAGTATACCAAGTAAATAATTCTGGACTAGGAGATGTAAGAATATTCTCTGAAAGAACTTTTGGTTACAAAAGATATTTTGTAGACTGGGCAGATGGTACTGAAACTATGTATTCAGGATTATGGTATAAGTTAGCAAAAGTAGAAAAAATAGTTGAAAAAAGGATATACCCACAACGATGACAGAGTTTACACAAGGAATATCTAATACATTTAGAGGGTTGATGAAAACATCTCTTGGATTAGCTATTCTTTATACACTGGGGCATATTTGTATAGCAATGATTGTTGTTAGCACTGTTACAGGAGCTAGTTTTTGGGAATCAGGAATAGTAGCACTTGTAGAACCTGCAATAAATGGAGTATGGTTTTACACATTACACAAAATTTATAAGGTAGTAACAAAATGATATTATACACAGAAAAACAATTAGAGGAGTCTTGGCATATACATTGTGCAGAAATACTGTATAGTAATGTAGATAGTAAAGTAAAAGTTACACTGCCAACACTAGAAGAATTTAGACCTATTTATGAAGAGGCAATGCAGGATTATATAGATTATGGCGAATGATAGAGTAAGCAGAACAACAGCGGAGTTAGTACCCCTTCCGCCACATACTTGGTATGTGAGAACTGTGGGTTGGTTATTAGAACAAGAAAAAGTACAAGAGAACATTAAAGATGTACCAGTGAACGAACCACTAAAAGAAGCACTGAAGAAAGAAGGCATACGGTCACCGTTTTTATGTATGCCAAACTGGTACCCTATAGCAGGTAGTCAAAGACTAAGAGTATTAGTAGATATACCTGAATTACATAGTGCAGAAGTGAGAGTATGTAAATTTGATAAAGAGTGGTGGTTATTATATTATTTATGGGGTGACGAAGAATTTAGAAACAAAGCAATTGCTATTTGGTTTCAAATGGCAGAATTAGTATGGAAGTCAATGTATTACGAAGACGACCCATCATTTTTAGAACACGAAGCATTAGGAGATGAGTTGCCGTGGAAACACAAGTCAAAGTTAATGGACAAGTAATAATTCTAGCAGACACTAATCCTTTATACGATGAAGGATATTGTCAATGGAAAAATATAAACACAGGTGAGATATGGAATGTTGACGGCAGTAAGGCAGAAGTATGTTTTAATGCTGAGTTAGCACAAGAACATAGTATAAAACACATAGGTTAT